TGTATTCTTATAGTAAACATCATGATTACCTAGAATCAAATCCATTTTGATATCTCTATCTAATAAAGGTTGTATAAAATGTTCTCTATTCATTTTTAATGAAGAGAAATTTACAAACTTTCTTCTATCAAAGTAATCACCTAGATGAATGATATGTTTGATATCATGTTTATCTAGATAAGGGAAAAACACCTCATTATAAAATCGGCCTTGATATTCAGACATCGCCTGCATATCGCCACGGACACCTGCATGTGTGTCATTCAATATAGCAATCTTCATTCAGTAAATTTTTCTAAATTAGTCTCTTTCTTTTTCTTGGTTGTTTTCTTAGATTTTCTTGGTTCGTAATTCACAGGATTATAATTCTCTTGCATCCATTCGACATTACTATTGACCATATCTGGTGATACAGTACCATCGATTGTGTCGAAAGCTGCTTCAGAAATACCTGTTTCTGATAGAACCTGTTGTTTAATGAATACTTGTTTCTTTTCTTTTTGAATTCTACGGAGAAAAGCGTAGTAACAAATCTGTGTTACATATGCGAAAGCATTGTTTGATTTTTCTCTGTTGAAGTTGCCGATATATTGGATACAATTCTCGATTGCATCACAAATCATTTCATCTCTATAGGTATAGTTGATGAAGTTGGGTCGAGTAGATAGTCTTGTAGCGATCTTGTAGATACACTCACCTATGTAGTTCGACATTTGGGGTGGCGTTTTGCCTTTTGATTCGGCGAGTTTACAAGCTTCATTGAACTCGGCGACCGCTTCTGTAAACTCTTTGTTGTTTACATAATGCTGATTTTGTTTTTTATCTGCCATGTATGGATATTACACTAAAACCCTAGTAAATGTAAGTGCTTTTTCAGGTATTTATGAATTAGAATATTCCCAATTGACTTTGGAATGTTTCATTTCGTCTTTTCGAACTTTAACTATCATATCAGATAACTTTGCATCTGGCAAGAGATTATAATAGTCGATTGCTAACTGAGGTGCAGGCACATCTTCGACATCACCTTTCTTTATTAGATTTAGATATTGTGTATAACTGACAACTGCCTCTTCTTCAAAGTAGTGTACCATTCTGTGTGCCAACTTTGGGAAAAAGATATACATGAAGAGGTAGAAGTTGAAGAAGATACCTTGTGCGAGAAGAACAAGGTACCTTTCGATGATGTTTGGTTTTGCAATCTCGATGAAGAACATAAGATGCATACGCTCATTTTCGGCTTCATCTAACATCTCTCTAATCTTAGGACCGTAACCAGTCTGCATCTTGCGAAGACTTTTAAGATGAATCCACATACCAGCAACCATTCCTGGTACACCAGCAATTGTTTCAAGAACTACTGCTCTATGCCCATATCTATTTGCAAAGAATGTATCCGCTATAAAACGGAAGAATCTTGTCATGAAATAGGCAATATTATCAGAAAATTTGGTCATTTTTGGTAAATCCCCCTTTTGAGAATAGAAATCTCGTGTTAAGATAACTATGTTGCCGCCGTGAAGGACCTATCCATATACAAACTTATGAATCATCGCCATGGTAGCAAGCATAAACCCGATCAAACCGACCTGTACGAAGGACAGAACAACGATCAACTTTTTATTTATCTCACACCAATTGGCGAGTTCACCGTTGATCCAGTCTCTCTGTTCTTCAGGTGTACAATCCCTTGGTTTCCAAAGGGGCAGTTCTAGTTGTTTCGGGAATTGGTCTTGCATTATGTACCTCTTTTGCTTTTTCTAATTGTCTAATAGTTCTCATTACACCAGGATTGCCGTCTAACATAAGACCAGCCATTAACATATGATGTAAAAATAGTTGAGCAAATTTATTAGACATTTTTAGGGCAATGTCGTCTAACTATATAGGCAGATGCCTTACGAACTTCCTTCTGTGAAAGTTGTCCGTCTTTGTTCTTGTCAGCAGCTAAGAAGAGTCCAGGTCTAACTGTACAACCAGCAGCTTTCAATTCTTCAGCTGTTACATAACCGTTCTCATCCATGTCTAACATTTCCATTCTCCAGTCTGCAAACGCAACTGTAGATAGTGATAATAGTAGAGCAGTTGAAAATAATTTTTTCATTTTAGTTTCCTTTTTAAATTGGGAGAAACACTTAGCCTAGGTCTAATTAAAGACTATTAGTAAGGAGTGATACCGAATAATGATATCATAAAAATACCGCAAAGAGCCACGAGTTCTAGATCGTCTCGTAAATTTCTTTTTAGTAATTTTTTAATCATTACGCACTCAATATAATTGCTATGGGTAATAGCACTGGCAAAGTTATCATTGTAAGTAGCTCGATAGTTGCAAAGGCATTTGATGCAATCTCAGACTCTTTTAGGCTCTCGTATTCACTTACCATGTTCTTTGCGACCCTAATCATCGCTGTGGTCATGGTTCCTCGTTAATAAGTAAAATTAATAATATAATATTAGTATCAGTTATATGATACGCAAATATTTATAACACAAAAAAACTAACCAGAATGGTTTGTCTTAAATTAGTGTAACTTTTTTGGATCAGTTGGTGCTACAGCATCGTAGAAGTCATCGAACTCTTCATCTTTACTGAAACCCCATTCTTCATCATGTTCTTCGAAATCTAGATCGTATTGTTCTGCAAGTCTTTCCATTGCATCACGAATTCTTTGATCTATGTTTTGATCAATAGGCACTCTAGCACCAGGCTCACCGAGAGGTATAGTTTCATCATCGATCATTTTTAACCATTTAGAACTAGCGCCGTCATATAGGGGAATGAATTGTTGGTTGACTCGATTACGATGTACGATGTGATCTTTAGGCATCACAATTCTCTCATCTCTAGACAACGGTGAATATGGATAAAACACTACATGAGTTCTATTAGTATTAGGAATAACAGATAACTGACAGATCATCGGCAGTGTGACTTCAACATTGTTGCCAATGTCTCTAGTCATACCGACTATCTCTGCGCCTGTTCTCGTTTTAAGTACTTCGTACTTTTGTGGTATTAAGTCTTTTGCTGTTGCCATAAGTCGAACTGTTTTAACTCGAAAGGAAAATTCTCCTCACTATAGATATTTATCCTTTCTTTCAAGTGTTCAAGTGTATAATTGTCACATTGTAGGTCGTCTGCAATATCAAACAATCTCATAGAATCTTTGCCATCGGTCTTACGAAGACCTCTACCAATTGATTGTAGATTTCGTATTCTAGACTTTGACGGACTTGCAAACACAATATTATCTATGCGTTTAATATTAATACCTGTCGAGAATGTGCCATACGATGCAAGTATAACATCGTTCTTTGCCTTTTCTACAATGCCACGAATCTCTTCACGATCTGCTGTATCTGTACCACCATACACATAATGCAAATTGTCAACCAACCCGTCTAACATTCCATGTAATACGACACCATGTTTTTCGACATATTGAAATAATACGAGTGTATTACCTTTGAGGTTTCTAACAAGATTTACAATGAACTTATTTCTCTCTTCACATGAGACAAGATAATCCATTTCATCTTGATATTTCATTTTTTGTTGTTTAGGGTGTTTGAGTACAAGACAGTCAATCTTAATATCTGCGACTGTACCTTCATCAATCAATTCAGAAGTTGAGATCACCTTTTTGACAGGACCAAATAAACCTTCAAGTTGTAATCTGTGTACTTCTGTACCATCGAGAGTACCAGTAGTACCAATTCGAATGGCAGTATTCTTCATCTTCTCAAGAATACCTTTAAGTGTTGTTGCTTTGAATAAGTGTGCTTCGTCACCAATCACCATATCAAATGATTCTAATATTTCTTTTGGCGCCTTTGCAAAACTTTGCCATGTTGTGATAGTAATTGGTGCATCAAAGACTTCTTGTTTACTATAAATTTTACATATTCGTTGATCGTAACCATAGTCTTCAAAGTCTTTCGCCATTTGTTCTACAAGTGAAGTTGTAGGGACAATGATAACTGTCTTCTTGTTATAGTATCTAGCGAGTAGATAAATGATAAGAGATTTACCACTTGCAGTTGGTGACAATAGAAGTTGTCGACCATATTGAACTGCTGTGTGAAAGGCTTCTAACTGATAATCTCTAGGTTGAAATGGCAAATTTAATGATCTGAGAAAGTCTTCCACTTCCAAGTTTCGTACTTTACTACCGAGAACATCAACAACGCCCTCAAAGTCATAACCACGCTCACGACAAAATTCGTCAACATAAGGTAAAAGACCGATATAAATTCTTTTAGTTTTGATCGAGAATAATCTGACCTTACCATCCCAATATCTATTTTTGACAGAAGGCATAAACTTAGCATTAGGGACAGAAAAACTAAAAAAGTCATATAAATCCCTAGCGAGACCATCATCACAATGGACTTGCATAAAACATTCGTTAATTTTTTCAACTCGTACTGTGTCCAATTTTTTATACTGCTTGAGGTCCATGAAACCAACTTACAAGAGATATTCTAGTACCTCTTGTTACTGGTGTTACTGCATGATAAGTGTCTGAAGGAAATACAATGAGAGTTCCTTTTGATTTGCCTGAAAAGGGAATAGTTTTCTTGTGACTAGCTACATCGATTACTGTGTTCTCTACACCAAGTTTATCAAATACACCATGATATTGAATGTACTCGAAATCACCACCTTCGTAGTCTTCTGGATCAGATAATTGTATTGTAGAAGATAGTTTACGATATCTACCTTCTGGCGTAGGTTGATCAAATTGATCTAAGTGCCATGTGTAGTGATCGCCAGCTGTAAATTCATCTGGTCTATGATGATAGACTGTGTATTGATGTGGCTCCATATAATCCCATATTAGATTCCAACCTGATTCTTGATTTGCCATATTGATACCATCAGCAATTTTTCTTTGAATCTCATAAGGCATTTCATCATCATGAAACCATTTAACATCTGATTTACGAATTGATGAGTTCTTTTGACCTAATTTATCTTTAGCATCAGGATCGTTTTTTAAATTATTGTTTCCGGTCATACCATCTTCTAATGGCAATCTTTCACTAGACCATTTGATTCTTTCTACTTCTTCGTTTGTTAAAAAGTTTGGGTATATCCAAATTGGAGTTCTGTATAACATTAAGCACCTGCCATAAATTTACGCCATTCGATCATATTCTTAATTGTTTGATGGCGCCATGTAATATTATCCATACATCTTTTGATGAAATCAATTGTCTCTGATTTATAATCGATCTGTGCTTTGATTTTCATAAGATCAGGATCAGAATCATAGAATACATTCATATCATTCTTCATGATCTTAAGACCATCAAATGGGTCATCTGACCAACCAAGTTCTCTGATTCTTTCTTGGTCCATTTTACCATTGTACCATAACCATTTATCTCTGAGTAATAACTTCTGTTTCATCTGTAAGTTTTTAAGAATGATGATGTTATCAGTTAATAACTCTGAGTATTTAGCGTGTAATTTTGGTACTGCCAATGATGACTTGTCGAGTTCGATATCATCGATCTCGCAGTCTTTAGACCACATTAGTTTAATTTCATCCAAGTTCATACTATAATTATACTATATTTAATAGTATTTATGAAGTGCTTTTTATTTCGTAATAAGTGAATCTAAATGATACAGATGCGATTACTGGTTCTGCATCAGCACCAGATTCAAGTGAGATACCACCTAGATTAATTGGGAAACAATCATGAAATCTAAAGTATCTGTTTGGCACATTTTTGTTTGTGTTTGTTACAAGTGTGATATCTGAAAATTGATTGAGATCATCACCTGTGTTAGCAAGTATCTTAGTGTTTGTAGTCGTAGTATCAGTATATGCGCCATAGAGACTAGGATCACTTACAGGCACTATTGAATCCATCCAGTCGTAAATCTCTTTGAAGTTCTTTAAATCTTCGTCTACAAGAAATTCAACATCTAATGTATCGAATGTGACCTTATCTCCTGGAAAGTATGCATCAAGACCTACGCCTGCAGCCTGTACAGTTTCACTGAACTGTAGACCAGGAATGTTAACTGTTCGAACATAGTACTCGACATTTGGTGTCTTATCAATAAGAAGTCTGAAGTTATTGTTATTGAGTATTGATTTATTGATATCTGCCATATTACTATTTATGTTTTTTCTTCATTCTTACAACGAGAACATATCTGGTACCTTTAGTAACTTTTGAAACTGAGTGTGTCTCTCCAAATTTATAGATTATTGCATCGCCTTGTTCTAAATGATATTCTTTATCTTCGACTATAGGAACACCACCCTCAAATTCGTTTGCAGGATTCATTTGAATAACAAGAGTGTGATCTGTCTCATCTGCTGTTTTTGCTACATCTACATGAGGCCCTATATAACAACCTGTTGTATATTTTAACACCCTATAAAATAGTGGTTCGTAATTTTTGGCAAATGAATTTTCATTCTCTAATAATTCAGACCAAACAAAATTCATTTCTTCATTTGTAAATTTACTTAAAAGAAAATGACCTATGTCACTAGGATAGTGTCTATCATTACCGAGATATTGATTATCTGAACAACGATATACACCATATATTCTATATGTCATCTCAGATGACATACTGTTGCGATAAAGTTCCATAGGTCTACTTTTTACTTCTCGACTACGAAATCATTGAACTTTTTTGCAGTTTCAATAACATCTTGAGCAGTGTAAGTTCTCAAAGGGATTTCCTTTTTAGACTCAGCATGATTATCATTCCATGAATAAATGGTTTGTCTCTCATTCTCAATGTTATTGATAATAAGATTCTCTGCTAGGTTAAGTAAGTCGGCACGAATTTCGTACCCAGATTTTGGTTGATTTGCCATTATTTCCTCCTGTGTGTTTGTGTGTTAATGACAATTATATTTAGTACGCTAAAAAAAAGGTCTCCGAAGAGACCTTTTAGTTTGAATCGATTGATTCTTACAGAATGTTGGAAACTGCCATCTTTCTGTAGTACACATTTGATCCTGCTGAGTTGGAAATATTATCAGAAGGTGTGCTTCCCACGAATGGGTTAACTTGCATACCGTATCTGGTTTTAAATCCAATCTTAGGTTGGAATGTGTTCTCGCCGACTGCTCTTACCATTTGTAATGGTACATATGGGCAGTAGAAAAGACCAGCGTCATAAGGGTTTGAACCTCTATAACCAACTGTCATGTAGTTAACACCTGCATAAGGGTCAACATACACTTTAACTCTACCGTTAAGGACACCAGCAAAAGTGTTGCCTGTGTCATCAACATTTAAGTCAGTTGACAATGAAGGAGCGTAATCTAATACTCCTGCCATTGATAGTGCTGATGCTACATCTGAAGAACAAAGGATGAAGTTACCCTTTCCTCTTCTTGTGTTCTTAGCGATTTGGTTTGCTTCTCTCTCGATTTGGAAAAGAAGACCCTTGAATTTTTCAACTGACCATCTACCGTTGGCGTCAACATCAAGGTTGAAAGTACCAGAAGAAGCTGTATCAGCAGCACCTGTTTGTGCTTGGATATTTACTTCTCTAACTACTTCTCTGTTAATCTCTGCTAAGATTTCTGATGAAAGAATGTTTGCGAGTTCTGATTCTGCATCAAGACCGTGGATTGCTTTAAGGTCTTGAGAAAGCTCTAATGAGTACTCTGCTTTTAATGCTCTTGAAACTGCTGTTACTGTTGCTCTCTCGATTGTGAAAGACATTGAAGCGAATTCGTTTGATGAGGCATCACCAAGCGCTTCAGCTGTTGCAGTGGACATACCTGTACTTGTAGTACTTTCGTATGAAGGTGATGAAGTATCAAATGGATCTGAAATTGGATCTGCATCAACATCAGCACTGTCTGAATCAGCACCAGCTGAGAAAGCTGATCTTGGTTCGTTGAATAGTGCTTCTGAGTTTGCAAGTCTTGATCCTGATGGATAATCTTGATATCTTGCCTTCATAGCGAAGATTAGACCAGTTGGTCCAGTCATTGGTTGAACACCGCAAATGTCGTATGCAACGAGATTTGGCATAGCTCTTCTAACTAGAGAGATCAAAATAGGATCCCAATTGTTAATAGCAGCTCCAGTAGAGTTTAAAGGTGCAGCCTCGGCAAGAGCAGCTCTATCTTCTTGAAGAGCTTTTTCTTGGTTTTCCAAGATAACTGCTGTAACCGCTTTCTTGTAGTTATCACCGATCTCAGGAAGATCAGAGTGTTCTAGAATTGGCGACCACTTTTCTTGTAAGTTTTCTGATAAAAACATTTTT